CCCTCTTACGCCGCGCCGTTTGAGCTCGAGCCTTAGCACGAGCCAATTGGCGCTTAGTCAAAAATTTTGTGCGGGTATCCTCGTCACGACCCTGAGAGTCAAGAGGCTCAGAGGGCGAAGGGGAACTTTCAGACGGAGAACCAGCACGGAACGTGGAATCGAAGCGTCTCTTAAAATCGTCAACAGGAGTAGAAGAAAGCTCAACATCCTCAGAAACGTCAGGGCCAGGACGGCCGAAAACGTCGAGAAAAGAACGAGACAAAGAGTCAGAGACACTGGAAACGACGTCTCGACCGACGTCAACTTTCTTACCGAGAGAAGAGAACAACTCCTCAAGATGATCAACAATTTTAAGTTTAGGAGCCAAGGTTTTATCCTCAGCTTTTCTGCCAACAAAAGAGACAGCAGCAGTGGTTAGGCCAGAAGCAATATGCTTCTTGCGACCAGAGCGCAAGTCAATATCGTCAAGCAGAGACTGAGTAAGCTCAGCCACTGAAACAGCACGCTCACAAACGACCAAGGAGCTAACCTCTTCACGGGCAACCATCCTGATAGCATAAAGCTTTTCAAGAAGGTCAATAGTAATGGGGGTAGTAGGGTCGTTGAGAATAGTGTTTTTAACAGCAGCATCGCGAACACGAACATGGTAGACTTTTTGAAGCCGCCTACCAAAAGCAAGAGAATTAATAACAGGCAAAGAAACCTTAACCTTAGCATCAGGGCATAGGTTCCTTAGCGACTCAGGCACATCACCACGAACATATTGCATCATGTTGTAGTTTGTGCTAAGCAGGAGAACAGGAGCAGTGTACCGCATACCTTTCTTAGGGAGCGAAGCCATCTTAACAATGAACTCTGTGTGATTGACAGCAGAGAAAATGAAAGAGACGGTCGCCTCCATGGAAGTAGTATCAGAAAACTGATGGAAGTCGTCAACGACAACAACTTTAGTAGAAGCACGAAACCCGTCCATGTGATCAAGGGCAGGATTGTACGGATAAGTCATAGTCGTGTCAGGGGTCCCGTTCAAGTGAATAACGGCAACCTCGCTGAGCCAAGACGTCAAAAGAGATTTCATTGAAGAACCATCTCCCATAAACGTCATGACAGAAGGCTCAGGACGACCGCCAACATGGCGGGCATACTCAAGCAAGTCAGAATGGACATGAGACGCCTCAGAGAGAACTCTCTCCATAGGATGGAGATACTCTCGTCGGATCTGGTCAGGCCACATCATGCTAGTTGCACGAAGCTTAAGACCAATATCGTAGAGAGAAAGAAGGCGGGCAGCCTCAGGCTTGGTCATGGTCTGCATATCAAGAGTCGCAAAAGCGGCAGACTCAAGAGCGAACTGCTTGACCATAACACCGAGACGAGACGCTTCATCAGGACCGTAAACGTGGAATTTAATATAGTCAATTATAGCACTCATAAGAGAACCACAAAAGGCAACAAAAGAAACCAAGTCACGGACACGAGAAGACATCAACTGAGACGTACGCATCTTCCTATCGAGGGACGCATCCATCCCAAGACCAAGAAGACCAGAAGCCATATCAAAAGCCGTATCAACAATCTTAGAAACGACTCCTTCGTCATCCTGGGAATCAAGAGAAACATCAGGAGAAATTAGGGAGTGGATCTTTGACAATATCATTTCAAGAAGCTTAGGCTCAATCGCCAAATTCAGAATCATAATGACTTCAAGAATGGAAGCGACCAAGCCAGCAAGATACCGACAAGCATACATTGAGCGGGTAAACCAAGTGCCAGCAAAGATCATGCTAACGAAAGGATGAGCCTCAAGAAAAGGAACAAGGCCAGGCAGAGTAGACATCATAGCCTTCTGAAAGTCGATGGAGGAATCCTGGGAGTCTAAAGGCTCGGAATCAGAACCTTCAAAGGACTCATAGACAGCATCTGAATCGTAAGAGTCAGGATTTACATCCGACCTGGCATCGTAATCACCATATCGATAGTCGTCAGGGTAATCAACGTAATCATTCCAAGGGAGAGACTGAGAATCGAGCTGACCGGAAGGGTCAGGAAAAGGACGAGTACAAGAGTCGATGTAAGAACGAAGATCGTCGTAGTCCATATCATCAGAGGCAAGCTCAGCATCTTCAATCCACTGTCGAAGCGGAACAAAGGAGCCGTCGGGCAAAGAGTTACAAACTCTAACAGCCTCAGTGAGGAGACGGCGTGTCCTAAGTTCCTCCACCGAAAGAACGGGGAAAAAGAACAAGGGAAGGACACAGGGAAGAATCCAACGCCGATATATGCGATACTCAGCGCGCCGATGAGGCACCATGAAGGGCACTATAGCGGCGAACAAAGCCATACACACAACAGCGTAGAACCAGGCACCAAAGAACAAGGCACCAGGAACGAAGGTAACGAGAAACGAAG